GAGCCTGTGTGATACCTGTAATCGTAAGAAAGCCGGAAAGAAAATTGGTGGCATTACTCCACTGCAAAGATCTGGGTACAAGAAACGTACAAAATGCGAGTTGTGTGGCTTTAGAGCACAACAGCAGTCACAACTTGATGTATTTTTTGTTGACGGAAATATGAGAAATACTGCGGCTACTAATTTAAAAACTGTTTGCGCCAATTGCCAACGGCTTCAAGGGGTCAGACGTCTCGGTTGGCGTATTGGAGATCTTGTCGCTGATGATTAGATCATCAACTTTTTCGTATAGCTCATCCTTTGTGCCATCGTTCTGTATCACGTGATCAAACTCTGATTTTGCCCATGCATATTCAGAACTATGTATACCGGTGGGAACGATATTGCCTTCAACATAACTTGTAAACCAGTCTGGATCTTGTCCTCTTTTTACAAGTATTATTTTGCCACCTGCTTGTCTTATAGTTTTAATTTCATTCTCAAAACGGGTATCTGATATTACTGTAGGCTCGCCTTTGTAACGTGCAAGACAACTGTCAACCCAGATTGTATCCAGCATTTGTCCACGCATAACTTCTGTGCCAAAATGTTGTAGTACCCATCTTGGTGTTATTGGTTTTCCAAACTTTTCGCTCCAGAATTTGTCCGGCTGTTCTCGCCAATGCCTGCTTGACTCGCCACGTCCTTCAAGCATTTCCCTGTCCCAATTAAACATGGCACTAACGGCATCTTTTAAACTTTTAGCAAATGAATCTTTTTTAAAATTATGTTTTGTCGCCAATCTCTCCGAGACTGTATCTTTACCAGAACCTATTAATCCTACTACACCTATAAGCATAGTATTATTATACTATTTTTTTAAGGCGTTTTGCAATCTCTTTTTTTACTTCGTGCACCTGTGTTAGTACTAATTTCCTAACTCCTAATTTTTTCTCTTTTAGAGCGTGAATGGCAACATTTTCAAGATCATCTAGAGTGCAATTGGAAAGTTTTTTGTATCGAGTATCTTTCATGACGCCCGTATTTAAAAGTATTTTATTGTGAATTAACCAATAACAAAACTGTGAGGTGTGCCACCTTCAGAGTAATTACCTATCTCAGCCTCAAGTCTTTCCATCTCGGCCATGCCTTCGCTTTTAAGTGCATCACCGTTAAGTGTTGTGCCTCCTTGCGGACCTGCAATGGTATTAAATTTGCCTCTTGCTTCACCTATCATTACCTTTGACACCGCCAAGGTATAGTCTCTTATCCAAGGCTTAGAATAGATGTCTTTGAACAATGTAATATCTGGTCTAAAGTTGTCAGTGTGCATTAAAACAGTTTCGTTGTCAGCTCTTGGTCTTTGTGTGATTGTTAATTTTTTTGTTGCATTATCATAATGGAACTGTATGAAACTTCCAAACAATTTTCCTACTAATTCTTGGTACGAAGCAAAAGCGTAATAAGTTGCTAGTCCACCTGTTGCACCTGCTCTTAATAGGTAAGTGTTTGTGTAGGCCAAGTTGAAAGGTTCAAATAATGTTCCGCCTTCTCCGCCTCCTGTTCTTGAACCAACAGTTCTACGATGTAAACTTCTTACATTTATAACCTCATCTGGTAAAATATAAGTGTTTTGATTTTCTTTTAGTTCTAGGAAAGCGTATGATTCCTCAACAGCATTTGATGATCTCTGTCTAAATTTGTTAATGGCTCTTTCCAGTGCCGTTTGATAGTGTTTCGGGTCTAATTCAACATCGATCATGCCCTCACCGAGGTTATTTTTTACATAATCAAATATCTCTTGTTGACCTGTTTGAAGTTCTGACATACTCATATTTATAGCCTTTGCCTGTGCAATAAATATGTGTGATATGCCAAGATTATCCATTTTCAAGCCTGAAAAGGGCAATGACTATAAGTTCTTCGATCGTAACATTAAGGAGATGTTTACAGTAGGAGGAACCGACCTACACTTTCACAAATACCTGGGTCCATATGATCAGGGCAGTTCTCAAAAAGACGGAGACGCTTCTCCAACACAACCTCAGTATTCTGGTGACAGTCTAAACGAAAGGACGATACAAGATTTACTTTTCTTAGAAAATAGAGATAGAAAATATGCAGATGACATATACATTGTGCGAGGCATCTATAATGTGCAAGATGCTGATTTTAATCTATCCCAATTTGGAATGTTTTTGCAAAATGATACCTTATTCCTAACAGTGCATCTTAACGATATTGTTGAAAGAATAGGTAGAAAGCCAATGGCGGGAGATGTAATTGAATTTCCTCACATGAAAGACGACTTCTCGCTTGACGAAACTATACCGATAGCACTCAAAAGATATTACGTTGTAGAAGACGTAAACAGGGCGGCTGAAGGTTTTTCTCAAACATGGTGGCCACACTTGTTAAGATTAAAAATGAAATCATTAGTTGACTCGCAGGAGTACAGAGATATATTAGGTGATGCCGCAACAGAAGGATCTTTGGCGAGTTACATGTCAACTTTCAACAGAGAAAAAACAATCAATGACCAAGTAGTTGCTCAGGCAGAAGCAGATGCACCTAAGGCGGGTTTTAACTACAAGCAATATTACGTTGCCCCAATAGATGAACGAGGCAACATAAGGACAGACAATGTAAACACTGCAGAACAAAGGGTCAGCACAGATAAAACTGTTAATGCAACAATCGATACACCAGCAAGTTCACATTATGGATTTTATTTAGATGGAGATGGTGTTGCACCAAATGGATCACCAGCAGGATTTGGGATATCGTTTCCTAATGCAAATATAGATAAGGGTGATTATTTTTTAAGAACTGATTTCTTACCAAACAGGTTGTTTAGATATGACGGTAATAGATGGATTAAAATAGAGGATTCAGTAAGAATTAGCATGACAAACAATGATACCAGAGCTACACAGAAAACCGGATTTGTTAACAACACATCGACAGATACGATAAATGGTTTAACAGTTGAACAAAGACAATCATTAACAAATGCATTAAAACCAAAGGCTGACAATTAAAAATGTTACACTTTTACGAAGGACAGATTAGGAAGTTTCTCACTCAATTCATTAGGATTTTAAGTAATTTTTCTGTTGAAACAGGAAAAGGCAAAAACGATACAATTGATTTAAGAGCAGTGCCTGTGATTTACGGAGACCCTACAAGACAGGTTGCTAATATTATAAGGAATAATAGTGAAAACGCACTGCAATATACTCCTAGGATTGCCTGCTATGTCAGAGAATTAAATTATGACAGAGAAAGAATGCAAAATCCTTATCATATTGAAAAACAGCATTTGAAAGAGCGTGGTGTTGACAGCGACGGAAATTATACGAATCAACTAGGTGCGGGATACACAATAGAAAAAGTTATGCCTTCGCCTTTTAGGTTAGAAGTTACAGCAGATATATGGAGTTCTAATACTGATCAGAAATTACAAATTCTTGAACAAATTTTATATCTATTCAATCCTGATTTTGAAATACAGAAGTCGGACAATTATATAGACTGGACTAGTCTAAGTTACGTTGAACTTACAAATATAACCTTTAGTTCAAGAACAATTCCTGTTGGTGCAGACACAGAAATTGATGTTGCAACAATGCAATTTTCAATGCCAATATGGTTATCACCGCCTGTGAAAGTAAAAAAATTAGGTGTGGTACAAAAAATAATCATGAGCGTTTATGATGACGACGGCGGAATAGCAAAAGGTCTAATAGATGGATCTCTGCTATCAAGAAGTTTTATTACGCCGAACAATTTTGGATTGTTAGTAACGGGAAGTCAGTTAAGGCTATTAGGAACCACAGGTGTAAATGTGAAATCGGGTGGAGATGGTTTTTACACAGGTGCGAAAGATCCGGGTCTCGCAGATCCTTTCGAAACATTTGGCCCTGCAGTCAACTGGAAAGTTTTACTAGACCAATATGGCGTTGTTGCAAATGGCACATCACAGATCAGACTGACACAACCAAACGGAAATGAGATAGTGGGCACTATTGCTACCACAACTCTCGATGACACAATTTTAATGTATAGCATTGATGGTGACACAATTCCTGCAAACACACTAACAGCGGTGAAAAAAATAATTAATCCGCTTACGTTTGCACCCGGCACGCCTGCTAATGGGGACAGATATCTTATAATAGATGAAATAGGTGATTCTACCGCAACTGTTCAAAGTTCTACATGGGGCGAGTTGATAGCGAGTGTTGGAGACATCATTGAATACAGCAGTGGTGAAAGTAGGTGGAGAAAAGTATTTGATGCTTCAGATCCAGATTCAACACAGCACTACGTCACCAATCAAAACACAGGTATTCAGTACAGATTCAACGGCACAGAATGGGTTAAATCATACGAAGGTGTGTACACACAAGGTAATTGGAGCATTGTTATCGATGGTGGTTACACTGCAAACGATGACGCATCTGGCCAAGACGCTACTACTCCTTGATAAATTAAGATAAATCTGTTATAATCTATTATGGAAAATAATATAATATGTTCTGGTGCGTTGTTCTATAGCACATCAACAAAAAGATTCCTATTTTTACAGAGAACCTCGGATAAAACCAAAGGCATGTGGGGATTGGTAGGCGGAAGGACAAAGTATACCGAGTCCGCATTTGAAGGCTTAAAACGAGAAGTCAAGGAAGAAGTTGGGGACATGCCTAAATTTAAAAAAATTATTCCGTTAGAAATGTTTACATCAAATGATGAAAAATTTTTCTTTCACACTTACTTAATTGCAATCGAAAATGAATTTTTGCCAAAGTTAAACAAAGAACATTCGGGATATTGCTGGACTGCATTTGAATGTTGGCCAAAAAATCTACACATGGGTCTCAAAAACACATTGAATAACAAAGCCATAAAAGGCAAACTACAAACTATACTTGATTTGATTACTTAATTAACCTGCACTAATCTTGACTGTGCCGCTATCGTTCCATAACTGACCTGCATTACTAGGATCGCTTGTTGGCAAGTCTGTTGCCATTACTTTTCCGGAATTGTTTATCATTAGTGTTCCGTTGTCATCCGGTAGATCAATGTTTCTTTTAGTTGTTGATTTACCTGACAAGAAAGTTTTTTTGCCATCTTCTGTTTGTAGACACAATGGAACATCACGGTGAGCGTAGATGGCATTGTTGGCTATGGTTAACAAGGCTTTGTGTTGTCCGTCTTTCCTACCAATGATCTCAATCCTGCTTTGGTCCAGGCCCTTCTTGTTGTCCTTGATGCTACCTCT